TGCAACAACCACAGTATCTTTTGCATCCTGAATTGCCTGAGAACTTTGATCTATAGGAGTAACTCCTAAGTCAATATTATTAATAGTATTAATAGCCGTTTGAACATTTGTTATTTCTGCATTAGCCACAAATATTTTTGATGTTACTTCTGTTGTGGCTGACTGGGCTTGAGAATATTCGGTTTGTGCTTGTGTTATTTCAACTGTAGCACTTGCGGTGGCATCTATAGCCTCTTGAACGGCTGTAGTGGCTGTTCCAAGGGCTGTATTAACTGCTTGTTGTGCAGGGCTAACAATAACCTGTTCTTGATTTTCTGTAGCATGAGCACGATCTGGAGCCATAATTCCAAAAATTGTTATGCATAAACCTACCCCAAAGGCTAAGACTAGTCTTCGTTTAAGGTTTTTCAATTGAGTGGTGGTCTCCTATGTGTAATTATATTAGCAATTATACCATTTTTATTCAATAAAAAAGAGGGTAGAAATTAATCTACCCTCTAATTTAAATTAATTTATTACTTAATTTTTAACTTCTTCATGATCTTAGCGATAAGAGCATTTAGAGCAACAATTTTTGCATTTAATGCATCAAGTTGTGCTAACAATGCTGCATTTGCAGTAGCGTTTGCATCTAATACATTTGCAGTTGTTGATAATGCAACCTTTTGTGCTGATAAAGCAAGTCCAGTAGCAGTTCCAGTTGTACCTGTAACTGTAAATGGACCAGCAGATAACGGAGCATATAGGTTCCATGTTGCAACTCCACCAACAAACGTTGGAGTTTTAGATCCAACTAATGTTGTTCCACCCAATTGAGTAGATGAGATTAAGTCTGCTGATAACAAGTCAGTATATGAAGCACCGCTTGCAGCAATATCTGAAATTGGCTTACCTGAAGCATCTACTGCTTTTAGAGTAAGTTGAACTTTTTCTCCATTGATATAAGATTTTTTATCAAATGATAAAGTAACAGATGATGCTACAGAACTTCCAATTGTAACAACTGTGCTTGTTGAAACTGTAGGAGTTGTTGTTGCATTAGAAAATGTAATTGCAACGTCTCCAATAGCAACTCCATTAATAGCAAAATATGCTACTCCGCTAGTTGTTGTTGCTGAAGCAGAAACTGTTGCTACAGATGTAGATGCTGATGTAGCATAAACTGTAGTTCCGTTAGATACTGGATTATTGTTTGCATCTTTTACTGCAACTGCAACACCATAAGATGTTGAAGATCCGTCAGTTCCGTTAGATCCAACACGGTAGACTGAAAAACCTTTTGTTGCGGTATAAGTTGCAGCATCTCCAGCAAAAATAACTGTCTTAGTTGCTAAGACTGTGGAACCACTTGAAATAGTAATTATTGATGTTCCTGATGTACCATCTCCAAATACATTTACAAAATATTGTCCAGCAGTTCCAGTAACAGCACGACCTTGTGAGGCTGCGTTAGCCTGTGTTGTACCAAGACCAATCATTCCTGGACCAGCAACGGTAACGGTTAATGTTCCATTTGTAATGGCATTATTGTTTCCGTCTTTTGGTGCTACAAGAATATTAGCAACTGCATTTGCTGCTGCTGATTGAACAGTCTTTGGAGCAACAATTGCTACAGCATTAGTTGTTGCATCTGGTGCAGCAACTCCTACGGCAGAATAAACTGTTGTATATGACGGAGATACCGCCAAAGTTCCAGAAGGTGTCCATGTAACTGTTTTAACTACTGGTGTTCCTGGAATTCCAGTACCTGCAGTAATTGGAGTAACTGTTACAGTAGATGTTCCAGCAACAGGGCTTGAAATAATAAGAGTTGAAACTCCTGCTCCTACGTTGCTAGTTGTAATTTGATAGTAACCGTTAACTGGCGTTAACAAAGTAGTGTTTGATCCTGCAGATGCAGATACAATTGAACCTACTCCAGACAAAGTAACTGTTGCTACTGTGTTTGTGTCTGTATTAATTGTAAGTGTTGCAAAACCACCAATTACTTGAACACCATTTGTTGTGTCATATAATGTTGTGTATGCTACTGTTGGCGCTGCCTGCGAAGGCACAGCAACAAGAGCACTACCAGTCAAGGCTGCAGCGATGACAATGGCAATCTTTTTAAATGAATTCATTTTTCTCCTTGTTTGTTTATATTAAGTTTAACTTATCTAGAAAATCCTTAACGTCGTTAGGCATTTTCCGATTATCTAAGTCTACCATATGCTGTTGTTTTTCTGCAAGTCTAGAAGAAGACCCCCAGGTATGAACGTCTATTTCTATATTATTATTCTTTATTGTGTGAGATATTGCTCCAAATACCGCTCCACAAACAGCATCTGCTAGATCTTTAGATTTTTTACGGGGGTGGTCTACCCTATTACCTTTCATAATTTTTAATTCTGACATTTCTTCTAATAATAATGGAATCATTGGAATAGCAACACGCTCTTCATAAATCATCATGGCTAAATCTTCATAATGTTTTTTAGCAACTGATACTGTTTCTGTTTTAATTCCAACAGCCTGTAGTTCGTTTTGAATATCAAATGATTGCCAGCGGTCAAAAGATACCATGCCGATATTAAAACCTTCTCTACGTAAATTAATAATCCACTGTTTTACCTCTGATAAATTTACTGGACCTTCTGCTCTTGGCTCCCACCAAGCGACAGCGTCAACAACAACAATTGGTGCAACTTGTTCATAATCTTTAATGACTTGAATATTAACCCATTTATCAACATGTGCGATAGCAACAGCACACTTGTCATGTTTTTGAGCAAGGTCAGCATGAATATAGTAAACTTTTTCTGGATCTGGTTTAAAGGTCTCATCAAACCTTCTAAATGAATCTATCGGATTTCTAGTGTTCATACATTTTTCTAATTTTTCTTTTTGTTTAAAGAATGCATCTGATGCAAATGTTGGCATACATGCAAAACGCATCATTGCATCTCCAACATCTGTATAAAATGCTAATTTAAAATCATCTACTTTACGAGTAGGATTTACTTCCCATGTTGGTCTTTTAAAAGCCAAAACCTTTGGAACTTTATAAGAAATAATATTATCTTCATCCCAGTTAATTTCAAACTGATTACTTGGATCATCATGTGGTAAATCTTCATTCATAATAAAAACATGTTTTCTTTCAACAGTTTCTTTTTCTGCAATAACATCTTCATATCTTTTAGAAATAAAGTCACCTTGATAACGAGGAAATGAAAGTAAAACCACTTTACCTAAATCTGGAAAACGAGAATCTACAGAACCACGGAATGCTTTATAAATATTTTCTGCAGTTTTACCTTGTTCATTTCCAGTTCCAACTTCAGATGCAAAACCAGAAATTTCGTCAAGCACTGCAAGCAACAAGTTTAAACCCTCATGTGATTCTCTTTCTGAATGTCCAGAGTAAACTGTAATTGATTTATCAAACTCTACCGAGTCTGCTTTGGCATTATACTTGCCTGCAAACCATGGCGACTTTTCAATCTTAGTTTTAAAACCTTTAAAGAAAACATTTTTAGCCTGTTGTGCGTTAATAGCAACGTTAATTAAGTCAATAGCATCACCACTTGGTTTTCCAAAATATCTTGCAGGATCTTTTAGACATAGTAATTTATATACTATATATGCACATGCTACGGTAGATACAAAGTCTTTTCCGCTACCTTTGCCAAGTTGAAGAATAATCTCATTTTTAGTATATTTATCATAATACCTTGCTCCTTCTACAGATCCATATAGTTCTTGTAGGTCTTCCCTTTTATATACCTGGCTCATTGCCTCTACAATGTCATACTGAATTGCAGACAATGGTGGTTGTCCTAAATAGTCAGAAGATTCTACAAATGTTTTAGCGTCTACTGGTTTTTCTTCAAATTGATTCTCTTTTAATACTTCTAGAAAATCATTGAACATCGTGGACAATTGTAATCACTTCTCCCTCTTTAGCAATCTGAGAAAGGCGTTGCATAATAAGATCACGTACTTCTGGATGCGTTGAAGCAATTTCTCTAAGAATTTCAACCAAAACTTCTTGCCTTTTTTCAATTTGAACCATCTCTTCTGCAAGTTCTTTATTTTCTAATAGGCCAGCCTTTTGTAACATTTCAATTCTAGATTTTTCAATATCCATAACTAATTTAATTGCCTGAGTTTTTGCACTAAGATTATTTGTCATTGATGCTTCATCAATAACTTCATAAGATTTAGAAATTAATTTACTATAGTGTGTGTCTGCAGCAGCAAGAGCCTCTTTGGCACGAGCACGAATTGCATCATTAGCAGATGCCATGACTTTCCACTCATTAATTAATGCAACAACACGAGTACGTGGAATGTCTAACTCTTTAGATATTTTTGTAGGATCTTGACCTTTAAGGTATTCTGCTACAACCTTATTTACTTCATCTAAATGTTGAATTAATTCTGCCTCAGTTGACATTATATTTTCCCTCTAAGCGATTAATTTCGTCCTTAATATAAAATATTGCTTTTTCTAAATCCTGAATTGTTTTTGCTTCATCCTTAAGACCTGCTCTCCATAAATATTTAAAAGCATTTCCAATATTAAAATTACGATGACGTGTAATTTGTATACACTCAACTCCACTAGGGTCAGTCGTATAGTGTAATGGATGATTAACTTGATCAACCGTAATATTTAAATTATTACTCATCGCCTTGACTTCCTTAATCCAAATTTTGCAAGGTATACATAGATTGTTTCTATGCTTGCCCCACACTCTTTAGCAATATCTTGTGGAGATTTTTTATCTATAAGATATCTCTTACGAAGCCAAATCTCGCTTGTATACAGTTTACCAGCCATAAGATTATTTGTCAACCTCAACGTCATTAATATCATAATTATAGGCATTGGAGTCTTCTAAGACCCATTTGTCATAGCCTTCAACGTCCCATTTATTAGTATTAATAAGTCTTTCTATTACTAAATCTTTTTTTGTTACAAAAGATGGTTCTTTTAGCCTTACTCTATTGTTTGGCTGAATAGCAAAATTGCCATCATCCCTTTCAATAACATGGCCACATTTATGTTGCCCTGGACTTTCTGAATAGCCATCATCTAAAATGTTGCTTTCTGGATTATGCCAGTCTAAAGTAAATAAATATTTTCCAGAAATATTATTTTTATTTCTATCTACATAAGATATTCTCATGTTGCTTAAATTTTCAAATTTAGTAACAGAGACATACGGACTAAAAGAATTCCATAAAACTAAATTATATAAAGGTTCTTCTACAGTATTTGGTTTGGTACAAAAAGCATTAATTGGCATTCTCCACCAGATACCACCATCCTCCATTAAAAAATGAAATAGTGGGCTTCTACCTTTAATAGTTGACACACCAAAAATAACACATGGAAAATATTTATCATGACTATCTATTTGATCTCTTAAAAAATTTCCACGAACATAACACTCTATTGGTGGTATATTTGCATTTAATTCGGGCATTATTCTGTTACCCCTATTGCTTTATTCCAGTTATTAATAGCCCAATGACCGATGCCACAAGCGTCAGCAACATCATTATCGTTAATGCTTTTATCATAATTAATTTCAATTAACTTTATGGTCCTTTCTTTTCTAATTTGTCTCTCATATGTTTTATACCAAGAATCTGACTTTCCAGGATTTTTTAATCTAATATTAAGTTGTTCTTCTTTAGTTAATTTTTTATTTCCTAAATAATTTTGCCATGTAATTGGTGCTACGGTGCCAATTTGTTTTGTACCAGATAGACCTGCTGCTCCAAGTAATGCACCTTGAACCAATGCAAGATCTGCAGCAGTTTTAGGACTATTCATAAATACTGTATGCTCAATTACAAT